AAGATTGGTGACGGAGAAATTGGAACATCGGCACTCGCAAGTGCATGTATTACGGAGGCAAAATTAGCCTCAGGATCGGTCACAAGCAGTAAATTAGGTGCATCATCCGTACAAACATCAGCCGTTGGAGATGCTCAAATTACTGCTGGAAAAATTGCATCAAATGCAATAAACTCTAGTAAAATGGACATGACTGCAACGTATGATTTTTCTGCTGGTAGTGTACAAGTCGCAACCCCGAGCAATTCAAACGATGCAGCGAATAAGAGCTATGTCGATTCTGTTGCTGCTGGATTGTCTGTTAAAGAGAATGTCCGTGTTGCTACAGATAGCAATGTCGATATTTCTGATGCTCCTGCAAGCATTGACGGAGTGACCCTATCAAATAATGATAGAGTACTCCTTTTTGGTCAAACAGACCAAGCAGAAAACGGAGTATATGGTTTTGCCGGCGCTGGAAATGCAATGGCTCGTACTTCGGATATGGACAATGGGCAAGATTTCCCGGGAGCATTTTTCTTTGCTCTCGAGGGCAATACTTTTGATAACCAAGGTCTAGTCTGTATTAATGATACTGCTCCGACGCTTGGATCTACAAATATTCAGTTTCAAAGATTTACCGGGCTTGGCTCCGTGTCTGTATCAGGTGGTCTGCAAAAGCAGGGCGATACAATATCAATCGCAGATGGAGGAGTCTCAACAGCAAAACTAGCTGACGGTTGTATAACTTCCGGGAAGGTATCCACAGGTGCGATTTTAACAGCAGCCGTTGGAAACGCTCAAATTACACAGGCAAAAATGGCCAATGATTCCGTTGGTTCAGATCAAATAATTGCATCATCTGTTGGTGCAAGTGAGCTTGCTAGCGATTCCGTGACGACAGTCAAAATCGCAGATGGTAATATTACAACAAGCAAATTATCTAACAATAGCGTCTCCAGCGATAAATTACAATCAGCTAGTATACAAACTGTGCATGTTGGTGATGCACAAATTACTAATGCAAAACTTGCCTCCGATTCAGTCGACTCAGCCCAAATCGCAGACGGTGCAATTAATGATTCGGCAATGTTATCAAACGGTGTTGTAGGTCAAAATCAACTTGCATCGGCTTCGGTTTCGTCGGCAAAAATAGCATCAGGTGCTGTTGGGACAACTGCATTAGCTGATTCGTGCGTAAATTCGGATAAGCTATCTAACTCTTCCGTGACAGCATCAAAACTTGGAATTACATTTGTACAACAAGGTTTTCAAATTTCCGGTAATTCAACCACAACATTAGATCTGTCACAAACTTTGCCAAGTAATTCTTTGAATTCAGTACTTGTATTTAAGAACGGTTTGTCTCTGCGCAACATGACAGCTCTTGGAGATACAGCAGCAGACGAGGATGAATTCTCAGTATCGGCTAATGGTGGATCTGGCGGTGTAGCAAGAATAACATTTGGAGATGCTTTGGCGAATGCTGACGGCATAATTGTTTGGTTCTTCCATTAGATTTTAAGATTCGTACTGTGTAGCCCGGCCTGATGTGGTCGGGCTTTTTTTATGCTATAAAAAGTTATACACAAGTTATACACAGCCTATGAATAACTTTATACACAAGTTATACACAGCCTATGAATAACTTTTTTCAAGGGGTGAATCATGGCAAAAGCGAAGATACAAAAGAAGTATACAAAAGGACTTGGAAAGAGTACAGCCGCGAGACGTAAAGCCGAGTTTCGCAAACGAATCGAGGGGAAGAGGACCGGAGCCGCACGATTTAAACCAGTGGCCGGAGACACAAAGAAGACCAGACCAAGCAAATACACTTTGAGCGCAAAGAAGCTCAGGGAAGAAGTACGAGATGCAACCAGCAAAATGAAGACCGGCAAACAGCAGGAGAGATTTATTAAAGGAGTCGCAAAAGTGACAGGAATCTCCAAAGGGATTATCGATCAGGTTTACAAAAGAGGACTAGCCGCATGGGCTGTTGGTCATCGTCCGGGAGCAACGCAATCTCAATGGGCACGCGCTAGAGTTTATTCATTCTTGCAAAAAGGCGGAGCTGTAACGAAGGGGCCTGATCGTGAGCTTTATGACAAAGCAAAAAAACAACTATCAAAAAAAAGTTCAGGTTTTCGTTTGAAATAATGCAAACAACAAAACTTGCACAATAGATTTTTATGCTATACTAGGATAGATAATACAGCAGGGTACGGTCGCGCCGGTAACAGCAGAAGAGCCCAAAGCACACCAATAAACCCTAATGAATGGAGGCCATAATGGCAACTTCAAACCCAATTACGTTTGACAACGTTTCTGCTTCTGGCGGTCTTGTCGGAAATTTACGACTTGAAGCAATGATCTCCCAAGAGATCAACCTACTTTTAAAAGATACAGCAAACCTAAGAAATACTGCTCTTCTTAGCTATCAAGGCAGCATTAACGGCACTGGATCAGATACCGTTCGTGTACGTCTCGCCGGTTTAGATGGTTTTGATTCAATGGCAGCAGCGACATCAGAAAATCATGATCACTCTTCTGATACAACAGCGTTGACAGTGCAAACAGCCGATCTTGTCGCGGCTCGTCAATACATCATTTATGAGATTGACGATCTTGCTTCAATGACTGGATTTGGCGGATCTGATATCGATCCCTTCCGTCTTGCACAAAGCATTGCAGGAAGCTATGAAACACGCTTTGCAGAACTAACCGGATCAGCAGCCGCATCTTTGACTGCAACAGCCGGCGCAAATACCACAACTCTATCCGTGGACGATTTCTTTGATGCTATCTTTTCTCTTGAACAAGCAGCGTCAGGGGCAGGTGCTCCGGGTCCATACGCGGTGGTTTTAGCTCCCAAGGCATTGACAGAGCTGCAAGACTCTCTTCGCAATGAGACCGGGAACGCAATAAGCCGCATGCAATCATCTATGGACATGTTGCAAGCCAAGGGTGAAAACTTTGTAGGTAATTTATTTGGCGTTGACGTATATCGAAGTAAGCATGTTAACGAAAACCTTTCTGCCGGATTTGACAACTATATGATTTCGCCTGGCTGTATCGGATATGTTGACGGTATTCCCGTCGGTGTACGCGGTTCTGCTGATCTTATGTCTATGGGCAAAATTGTTTGTGAATTTGACCGTCGTCCTATGTCAAGCAGCACATTTATAGTGGGTCATGGGTACGTGGGACTTGGACTGATCAATGCAGACAAGGGCGTCAAGCTTCTTTCAAAACGATAGATTCGCTTTGTTGGGAGACTTCAGAGTTTTAAATTCTGTAGTCTCCAAACTCTGCGAGTCTCCCAACTCTTTTTAATTGGAGACTACAATGGACTACACAAATTTTTCCCAGCCATGGGAAGAGAAAACGCAAAATCAAACGCGTATACCAAAAAAGGCAAACAGTCGTTTTATTTTTGCACATAACCCTGAAAATTGGCAATTAAAAGTGTTTGACACGTACACGACTAATACAGACGGCAAAAAGAAAAAGGAAAAAATTCCTTTGCTTCTTCCGGTATTGTCAAGTATTCCAGAGACTCCCGGAGTAAATGGAACAAGAGCAGTAGGAGGACGAATCGATTCTTCTATTATGCGCACAAATTTACAAGATCAAGGTTGGACACTGCTAGATCCAACAAAACACGATTATATGCGCGTGTATCCTGCACACAGGGGTAACTATCACACATCAAAATGGATTCGCCTTGAAAAAGTCGGACGACGAGTAATAGAGCACTTTGATCAGGACGCCTTTGATCAATGGCGATTATCTCTTATGAGAGACGGTATCTTAAATCATCCTCATCCACAAATAGCATCTTTGAAGCTGATCGGGATGAATAGAGCTCTAAGCAGACTGGAAAGGGACCAGCACATACCAGAGGTGGCGAACAGACTTAAATCAAAACAAGAAGAGCTGCGTCTTACAAAAAAAGCAATCAAACGAGTCGAAGATCTTGGGGCTGGAGCATACAATGTCCGATAGCAGCGAAAGAGCGGCAATTAATCGTATTGCTCAAAAAGTGGCACAGCAATCAAACATCTCACATAACGACGCTCGTCAAATAGTTGTTAAACACTTGACCCGAGCACACAACAAGAAAAGGAGTCAATAATGGCATACACAGACAAAGCAGAATTTAAAATACCAAGACACATTGTATTGCAAGGTGGGGTTAACGTTGAATCAATTACAAGCGTTCGCCTACTTAGTTACAAAGATTCGCAAGTACAGATATTGGACAATAGTACTGTTGGAGCTATTGACTGTAAACTCCCAGAAGCAAAAGAAGGCGCATTCTTTTTTATTCATAATACTGGCTCTCAAGCGATTCATGTCAGAAACGCAGGAGCAACAGTCACATTTGCTATTCTTGCAACCGGCGAGGGCTGTATGGTCGCGTCATCTGCATCTGAATATCATCTGGTGATGAAGGCATAATCATGTCGTCGTCTACTCCATACGCGGCACAAATACGAGCAATCGAACTGCTCGAGAGAGGGAAGGCACAGACGTCTGAGCTCAAACTATTTCGTGATGGTGCGCAGCTTGTACCAACAGCCGCAACATATACCCTAATCAAGCCAACAGGAGCGGATCTTCTGACGGGTCAGACAGCATCCATTGATCCATCTGGTACAGTCTCCTATGCTCATTCAGCCGAGCAGCTTAAGGCATCGGAGAATCTAGGAGAAGGGTATGTGCAAGAGTGGACAATCACAATTGATGGCGAAGAGTATCTCTTTCGCCGAATGGCGGCTTTGGTCCGTCGGAGACTATATCCAGTTGTATCAGACATTGATCTTACAGCGACATATTCAGATTTAGATAATTTACGGCCATCATCATTGACGAGTTATCAACAATATATAGATGATGCTTGGTATCAAATTTTGCGAAGAATACGAAATCGAGGTATGGGATACGAGTACTTGATGATGAGCGCCGAATCATTCTTTGAAGCGCATCGTCATTTAAGTTTATATCTAATTTTTCGTGACTTTCATTCCTCTTTGGGTCAATCAAACGGACGTTATCTTGATCTTGCAAACGAACATTATCGTTTATATCGAGATGAATTTGATTCGATAAATTTCATTTATGATGAGGACCATGACGGAGAGGCAGACGATCCAAACAAACGAACCAGAGGACAGCCAACAATCTTTCTTAATCGTCCCGGTCAATACTATAGACGGAGACGAATATAATGACTGTTTCTGTGCGAGAGGTTCAACGAGTCTTATCAATCAAAATTGGTGACTTAACAGGTTATCGAGAGGTCCGACAATTGCCCGAGCTTTTCGGTCGAACACAAAATACTCTTGCACATTTAGGTTTCGCTGTAGAAGTATCAAGCACTCAGCAGGCAAACGACAGACAGCGCATTGCGGTTGGTCTGTATGTCGATACAAGCGTTAAAATAAAATTGGCATATCGTCTCCGGCCGCATGATCTAATATTAGATTACGGTAACGCTCTTGACAAAGAGCAAAATGTTATCAAAACACTAATGCAAAGAAATTTTGCAAAAGGAATTGAAGTTCGATTTTTGAGGGCTACGCGTCGGACACCAGATTCACAAGAATACTTAATTTCTGAAATAGATTTGCAAGTTTTACACACTATACAATTAACTTAAAAGGAGCAAAAATGGCTTACTCAAATTTACCAAAGACTCGAAGAGATGGAGTCATTACATTAAAAGACGGCACAGGAACTCCCGTAACCCTTGAAGTCGCATTCGAAGAAGGGAATCTGACTTTTGATACACCAAAAGCAGCGCAAACAGTCATACGAGACAGAGGCACAATCAGCACAGTCAGGAAAGGCGATGATGAGCCAGCAGCTAGCGGATCTTTTAGTGCTAATTTCCGCCAATTCACAGACGGATCTGAAGCCGGATCAATTCTTGATTTCATAAATAAAACAGGTCACTACAGTAGTAATGTGTCGACTGGAAGCACAGGCACACCATTTGTAGAGTTTTATTGTATTGATATTGTGTATGAATGTGACGCACAATCTCTTGGAGACGATGCAGCGACATCGGCAACACTTGCCGCCTGCGTGGTCACTGCTTCTTTCTCTGAGGGAGATCCGAGCAGCTTCACTTTGAATTTTACTTGTTATCAGGGCGTTACATACGCATAAACAAAATCGGGAGACTACATGAAAATCAATATAAAAAAATTGGGAGGAGAGATTAATCTCTCAACTCCTAGTTTGGCAACATGTTTCGAATTTGTGTCGCTATGGTCTGCCGAGACAGACAATGCTATGCTTGCTCGTCTTTGCGCTGGTTCAATTGGAGTATGCATTGATCACGCTGCAAAATTACCAAAATATAGACCTAATAAGCATCGTGCTTCTCAGTATGGTCATTTGTGCCTTGATCGTCTTCTTGGAGAGGGAGTAACGGCTTCTGTGATTTATGAAGAAGGAATAAAATGCCTTTCTTTTATGAGCACAAAAATACCGACAGAGGCAGAGGTCGACGAAAGAGCAAATTTTTCCTCTACTCAAAAGCCGGACATCTCGACAGATTAGCACTACGATTGTGTCGCTTTTGGGGTCAAGCTCCCGGTTGGTTTACAAATCTACCCCCACAGACTCAGACAGACTTGATTGCAGATTATATTCTTGAACATGAGTCACAAAAAGACAGAGACGAAAGAAAAAAGCGGTATAATGTACAACAAGCAAGACGAATAAGGGAGCGCATGACATGAGCAAAGTTTTTTTTAAACATGGTAATGCTGCCGTTGGAGTATCAGACGAACTAGAGAGACTTGTCAATCAGCTTCTTGACGCTAATCCAATTATTAAAAAAACCATGCAGAACGAGGTCGAGGACATCTATCAAGAGGCATATCGTAATTGGCCTGTACGCATAGAGCCTCCAAAGAGCGCACGAAGCAAGATGATGTCTGAGGTTTCTCGACTTAGGCGAGCAGGTAAAACAGGACCTCAAGCGTATGCAATTGCAAAGAGCATGGAGGACAGAGGCAAGTTTGTACCGGGTGACGCATCAGAAGCAAAAATATCAGACCAGAGCCAAGACTCAAAAAACAAACTAGAAAGAGGGATCATGATAGATGGTTCTGATATTGTTGCTTTTGTCCGTAACAATGCTCCGTATGCGTGGGCAATAAAAACAGGTCAATACACAATTAACGATTTAGCTTTTGGGACACGTACTTGTAACGAATTGTTATGGCAACCAATGCAAAATGCAGGTAAAAAACTTGTCGATGTGTTGGCAGACGATTTAATTAATCAGGCAAAGAAGGGATAAAAAATGGCTGACGTAAATAAGAGTGTCGAGATAACTTTACGCGCTAATCTCAAACAACTACAACAATCACTCGAAAACATCCCCAACATAACGAAAAAAGAAGCGCAGGCAATGACAAGAGCATTGTCGTCTGAATTTAACAAGGCTCAAAAAGCAGCGAAGAAGGCAGCAGAAGAAAGCAAAAAGGCTGCAAAAGCGACGAGCGCAGCTTATGAGCAAAGCGGAAAGAAAGTCGGAGCATCGTTTGATAGGGTCGCACAAGACGCAAAATCATCAGCGCACGAAATAAAGATTAGTTTTGAGGATGCAGCAGATAATACCAACAGATTAGCAGAGAACGCGGAGACTCTAGGGACATCAATGGGAGCGGCAGATCTTGCCGTTAGTCGATTGTTTCCGAATCTTGATGCAGGAGCTCAAAAAGCTCTCGAGATGGCTGACGGTATTGCAACCGCAGCAGAGCAGGCGATTAAAGGCGGTCCGGCTACAATGGCATTAACGGCGGCTGTTGTTGCAGGTACAGCAGCATACAATCTGTATACTCGATCAACACAACAAGCAGCAGCACAACAGAAGAGACTTGCAGAAGCGCAGAAAGAAGCGAATGCAAAACTAGACGAACAATTCGGTATCGTGCAAAGCATCACGGGAGATTTCAAAGATGCGAATCGAGAGTTCAAACTGCTGACAGGAAAGATAACACAACTTGATTTTGATTTGCAAACGGCTAGAGACAGATCAGCAGCTAAAATGAATCAAGAATTAGAAATACAAAATAAGAGAGTAAAAGAGCAGGAGAGACTCGTCACGATACTAGAAAAAGCAGAAAAAGGAACGTCAAGACTGACAGCAAAAGAGAGAGAGCTGCTGAATACAGCAATGTCAATCAGTGACAACGCGCTCGTCAAACAGGGTATCGATGCAGAGGGAGTCACGGCAGCGCAGGCCCTTGTCAAGTTTAGAGGAGAGCTTCTCGGCAGACTACAGAGGGAAAGAGATTTCGCAAATGCAATTGTGAATCGCAGACAACAAACCTTACAAGCTGAAGAAAAACTCATCAAAGCTAAAGACGAGTACAATAAGGAATCCGAAGAAGAAGAGAAGAGGCAAGAAGATCTTGCCAAGGCTGAGCAAGACAGACTGAAAGCTCTTGCGAATATACAACAGATCCAAGCAGTCGGACAATCACTAGCTGAAAAAAGACTTGCAGCAGAAGACAAAGCGCGTCAGATTGCTATTTCTACTCTTGATCCACAGCAGCAGATCATCGAACAGACAAAAATGCGCACAGACAAAATAAACGAAGCAATAGAAAGAATCAACAAAGAGGTTGAAGGCGCAGAGAAGCTCGCAAAGACGGAAGCAGACAGGACAGCAGCCGCACAAGTTAGAGCAGAAGGAGAGCGAACAATCGCAGCTCTCATCGAGCAAAGACAAGTCACAGAAGAAGAGGGAGAGATCAGACTCCAAGAGATCAGAGATCAAAACAGCAACAAGACAAAAGAAAACATTAAGTCGGAATCTGAGCTTAGACGGGAAGCAATGGAAGAACAACTAAGCAATCTCAATCTTATGCAAGAAGGTATTGTTGGTACATTTTCAAACACAATACAAACAATGACAACCATTGCAGAGGCGGCAGGTAACAAAAACAAAGAGATTATCAAAGCTCTTTTCTTTGCACAGAAAGCGGCGGCAATAGGTGAGGTGGCATTTAATACAGCAAAGGCAATAACTGCAGCACAAGCCTATCCTCCACCATTTAACGGTTTAATGATTGCATCCGCAGTGGCAGCAAGTGCTGCACAAATGGCCAGTATTTTTGCACAAGAAGCACCAAAATTCCACATGGGTGGTATGACTCCAGACGAAAGTATCGCAGTTGTAAAAGCAGGTGAGGCGGTGCTTGATCGGTCAACGGTCAACAGACTAGGCGGAGAAACTGGAGTCAATAGATTACAAAACGGTATGTCATCAAATTCCGAGGTGATTGTCATTAATCCCTATAAACATTTTGATCGATTTATTACAGACAGACAAAGAGCTGGACTATCCGCCAGATCATCACGTAGAGGTTATTAATGGGTAATAACGTAACACCGGACTATTTAAGAGGCTTCCTTGTTCCGCTTGCATTAGATCAAAATAATGTGTGGAATGATCAAAGTAATTTTACCACAGCAGAAGAACGCGCAGGTGATCCAATACCGCAACAAAATACACCTATGCAATTAATTGCTAAGGGCAGACAAAGCGGTGCATCAGATTTAACAATACGTACACAAAGCGCAGGTTTCGCCGGTGATGGGGCTGGTTTTATATTTCGCGATAATCAAACAAATGTATTTTATGGTAGAGATGCACAAAATAGTCTTTCTAGATTTCAGTATCTACGATTCTCAACATCATCGTCGAGTCAATATTTGCATCCGTCTGCATTGGATACTGGAGATGGTGATTTGTTAGTCTCTTATTTTCACGACTTGAATTCAGGTAGATTTTTAAAAATTGATACCATCAAGCAGGATGATACACAAACCCCAGTCATTGTTTACGAAGAACCAGTAACAAATACGGGTTACGATATTTTGTCTGATATGTGTATATTGCCGGACGGTAGATATTTACTATGTCTGTTGTCTGGAGATGCGACCAGCGTCAATATAAAATCATTTGTCAGTGATGATGGGGCTACATGGTCCATTAGATCAAATAGAGCAATTCGTGACGAAATTTTAATAGGAACCACAACAGGAGCCGGTAACGATACACACAAACCGGTCAAATTAAGAATTGAACAATCTAATAGTGTCATTTTGCTTTTGTTGGAAACACGCTGGAATAACACAAATGATACGAAAAGAAATAGAGTAATCCAATATGCGAGTACTGATCTAGGCGCGTCATTTCGATTAATCACTACAGAGACAGAAATTTCTCAACATTCTTTTCATTCGATAGATTTGTATGCAGACAAAGGACTTTTTAGATTTGCCTTTTATGGTGACAGAAGTCCGACATATATGTCCTTACCTTCTGCATTTACTTCTGTTCATTCAATGCGCTCCGCTGGTGCATTTGTTTTGGTAGATGGTACGATTAGGTGTGATGGTAATGATAATTTTATGTCGAATGGAGAACTTACTGCATTTACTGACGAGGGCGCAAGTCATCACATTATAGCCAGAGCATCAAATTTAAATGCAGCTGATTACAGAATCTATTGGAGTCAAGATGCTATATCGTGGCGCAATATGGGACGAGACATAAACGGAGCAGGTCGATGTATACGGACAGGAGATGCAGATTCGAGCGTAGAAAAAATCAAAGCTGTCACTTGGACAGGGAAAACTATTTTAGTGGGTGAGGCTGATGCAACCGCAGCAAATTTTAGTTTATGCATGCTTTCTCTTGGTGGTTACACATCTGTTACACTGCCAGCAGCAACCAGAGAAAATGCAGATTTCGCAGAATGGAATAGATTATCATTTGCTTTTAATTATCCTGCTGTCGATGTTTTTTCAAATTTTACAAATGTATCAAAAACAGCAGTAGGCGGTGGCGAAGCGTTATCTTCAAACGGCGTAGTAAATTCTGGTAATGAATTCTGGACTACCAACCCGTCAATTCTTGGCATGCCAACAGCAGACATAATCGACAAAGGGCTCATTGTCAGTGCTCAATTTAATAATATGACAGGAGGAAATAATACAACTAGTAATCGAGGCATATTACTACGCGTAGACAATGGGACAAATGATTTCGAAGTCGAGGTTAGGGTTACACAAACACAAATTGTTGTAAGAGACAATAATGCAAGTTCAAATGTCATTACAATCGGATCATTATCGTTAGACGATGTTGATATTTTGGTTGGTTTGTCAAGAGAAAAAGTCACGTTGTTTTTTCGTAATAATAATCCTGTCAGCAACAAAAGAACATGGATAAACGGCGGTACATTCACAAGTCTTACTGATGGCGGCGGTTCATCTGCATCTCAAAGAATCAGATGGGGTCATTTGGCTTATTCAGGAGTTGGTATACTGCGCACAACTTGGAGTAATATTTCTTTTGCTCAAGGTTTTCAAATATCTAACCAGATACATGATTTTACGAATCCAGATGATTTGATGTTCCGATCATATCCAACCTTGGATCGGTTTGCATGGGTAGCAGACAATGTACTCATATCTAGTGCAAACGGGCAGACTTTTTTAAATGATGAATATAGAATAACCCCAGATTCAAACTTTACGATAAACAATGTGTTGTATGATAATTCACCAACACCAAGAGTAATGTACAAAAGTCAAAATGTGACATCTGGTAATGTTCCCGAGACCTTCATCGCTTTTAAATTAGATGACAATCTAAGTGTTCACATTGATGAAAACATGCCAAATGATATTTTGGGCGTACATATATCGAATTACAATTTTATACATGCAAAAATAGAATATTATAGTTCTGCTGCGTGGTCTGTGCTTGATTCTTTCGATTCAGCAATAGAGAGTAAATGTACAGCAGACGGAAGATCAATAAGAGGTCATTCATCTGCTACAAACCAACCATATTTCAAATTTAATGAATGTGCAGGTTGGCGAGTAAAAATACAAGTTGGGGCAGAAGATTTTGTATGGCGTACCGTAATCAGTAATTCAGAAGGCGTATTTGGCGGCACAGCAACAACAACAAAACAGGCGGTTCTGTTGTTAGATGCCTCAGTGACTATATCCGCAACAAGTGGCATAATTTATTTGGTGCCGAACAACATGACTCTTCTTATCAATCTTAATGGTTTAAAATTTGAGGGTTTGGCTTTGCGCATACCGTCACAAACAACGCTCGAAAATGATATTCGAATTGGTCTGTTACATATTGGAGCAGTTGTCATTCCTGGAAAACAATATCAAAGAGGGAGAACTATATCAATTTCATCTGGTACTGAAACCACAGAGACACAATCAGGCGTTATTTATGCGCGGAATTATCACCCTTCACGGCGCATATTCCGTATTGCATGGACTGAGGGTATTGATGTATCACAATTGCAATCAGACAATCCAGATCCTGATTATTGGATCGCAGACGCATTATCAGGCCAACCAATAGCAATTGCAAACGATGTACCTGATCTTCTTCAAGGACTTCTCGATTATCTACAAGGCGAAAAAAAACCAATTGTATATGTGCCTTTGATTTCAAAAAGTACAAACCCGAGAGAACTACACAGAGAAAACGAACAGGCTCTTGTGATGCTTGTTGGTGAGGTCCAGACTGAGAATATTTTGGGAGATGAACTTGTAAGCGACGGCGGCGAACTGATTCGATGTGCAACAATCACATTGCAGGAGATTATATGAGAGTATATCCTTCTAATGACTATCTAGGAGCTGAAATTTGTTTTCTGTTGGAAGTTGATATTAAGGGCACAATGTATAGATTTTCATCTTTTCCGATTGAAATTATGAATAACAATGATGTTGTTTTTTACAGTGGTTTATTGAGCGATCCAGAATACGCTGAACAGTTTCAAGAAATTGGAAAAATAAAATTATCGACAAACTCAATATCAATGTCCTTAATTTTTCCTTTTGACGTTGCAAAAAGAGAAATGAGCGGCAAAACAATCGAGTACTCAAAAGCGGTTCTGTCATACGTAACAATTTCGAAGAATCGTGTGCAACAATCTTTTGACAACGTAATCAATATTTTTGCAGGAGTAATCAAAGAACCTATTTATGGGCATCCCACAAAAGAAAAAGGATACGTGGAATTTTCTATTGAAAACGAAATATATGTAAATGATTCTAGTCTGCTGAGTCTTATCAATAAAGATTTGGTAATGTTTGATACATTTGTATATTCTCCCGGTTCATTTACGGGAGCCGGTCAAATTTTAAACATAGAACAAAATTATGCTAGTCAAGACAAGCATCACTCAGTTGGTAAAATAGTCCCTGCTATAATTGGATCGCCGGGTATATCTTCATCAATAAATGGAACGGTTTTTGATTATCCGGCTACACCAGCATACAGAATCGGCTCTTTTGCAGATTTAGAAAATCCAACAATATTTTTCCTTTTGGTAGCTGGACATTATTGTTTAGGCGATACCGTCACAATACAGGATAACCAGGGCAACAAAGTTACAAACAAGACGGTCTTTAATTCAACGTCTGGAAGTGGACAAATGTTCGCTTATGTTGTATTCGATCAAAATGAATTAGACGCATTTGATTTTGATTTTGATGAGAAATTTGAGTATTATATTCGATGGACTGATGCTTCTGGAGCTGTAAGCCCATACACAGGTACATCAATATCCAATGCAGGAGATTTTCTAATTTTTGTTTTCGAAAGTTTAAATATTGACTACGATAGAGAGGCATTTCAGATTCTTAAAAGTATTTTGAATGAGTACAAATTTTCGGGTTACATCAATGATGTATCAATAAAAGCGTATGAATTCGTACAAAAATATATTATTCCTTTTTTGCCAATAACTCTTAGCACAGGAGCAAAAGGCGTCTATCCGGTGCTTGACTATCGTATAGCTGGAATGTTTGAATCACACAAAAAATCAATCACAACTAGTGCATTATTCGAACGTGTATCTGCAATTAGTCCATCACAAAAAGAAATAATTAACGAGATAACAGTACAATATGCTCCCGGTTTTGTCCATACAACGACATTTGACATGACCTTCGGAGGTATAGATATTAATCATCAAATTGGTGGTAACGATTACAGAGGCGTTGTACACATTGGATCAGAATTTTTAGAATCTATCGAAACAGAATATCAAATTGTCAGCCCATACAGCAGATTATCTAAACAAATTTACGGTACGCAAAAATCATCAATTGCACTTGAATATGTGTCCGACAGAGCAACAGCAGTCAAAATTGGTCTTGATATTATACGTCGAAAATGTTTACCAGAGAAAATCTGTACTTACAGAGCAGCATTTCATTTTGGTCATCTGCTGGTTGGTGATGTCATCGAACTAACAGATTTAGACATCGGAATGTCACAATCAAAAGTGCAAATTATTGGTAAAACATACGAAAGCGCATCATGGTTATATGATATAATGTTTCAAGATAATCCAATTGATAATCAAAGAGTTGTAGAATGATGTATAAAAATTGGCATGGAACAATGCCAGATATATTGCATACGGTGCGAAATCTAGGATACAAAATTTTTACAACGGAAGATTTTGATTTAAATATTATTGGTGTACGCAGCTCCAACAGAAGACCGGGTTCTTTTGATGATATGATTGTTGTGTGCTACAAATCCAATAGAGATTGGATAGAAGAGCGATACAAAGCGACAACAGACCCCAGCATGGAGCAGCACAGAGACCCCGACAATCCGAAAGGTGTTGCAGTGCTCAAGCCCGGACAATATAGGGGCGTATACAAAATCGATAAGCACGGCGGAAAGTACTACGCGTTATGTCAACGAGGAGCAGAAGTAACGGTCTATAGGGACAACAACAGAGACGAGCGCACAGACTATATAAACGAAGAAAGCGGTTACTTTGGAATAAATCTGCATAGAGCACATCAAACACGAATAGTCCACAGTACACAATATTACAGTCACGGCTGCCAAGTGATACAGAACCCGGCAGACTTCGCGCGTTTGATGGGGCTTGCACGTCTGCAAATTGGCATTGGATACGATTCTTTTACGTATACATTAATAGAATCAAAAGATATGGAGCTATGATGGATGCAACAACTTATACCGACATCTGGGTAAATTTAGCAACAAATAGCCCATTTTTGGGGTGGATGATATACACGTATCTCCAGACACAAAAAGACTTGAAACAAACGCGCGAAGACTCCAAAACCGAAATGCGCGAAATTCGCACAGAAGCAAGAGACGAAGAAGCCAGAATCAGAGATAGATTTGAAGCCGTCATCAAAGATTTACATCAGGACCGAAAAGTTTTAATTGATGGCTTTTCAACTCGCATTGATAGTCTTGAGCGAGGACAAAAAAAACTTTTTGCTATTCTCGAACCAATACGCGAGCAAATCCAAGAAATAAAATTAAAAGAAGAATTAAAAAAGCAATTAGATGCCGAAAGAGCGTAGTATATTTCTCACACGCCAAAACAAACGATGAATCATAGTTGCACGTATTAATTTATTGTACAACATATATGTTTGTAAAACATCAATTTGCGCTCTGTGCCCAGACGGCCAATTAAAATATTCTCGAATCGAATCCATACTAAGAGAATCCAAATTATGAAGATGTTCGTGTGCCAATGTGACAGTGTCAATTAATCTACGATCATAACGTTTCTTTATGCCAAAACGAAAGAAAGTTTCACAAATAAACTCTTCATCAAATCTCACATTGTGACCTACTAGCATGCAGTTTGCTAACAAATCAGAGACATCATTCATGACCATTTCTGCATCCTCTGCATCACTCCAGTCTGATTCGTTGTATCCGTTAATTTGTAGAGCTCTTGGATCTGCATGATTAATATGTACCGGTTTAATTTTGCGCGTATATGTTGTTTTACCGTGAATAGGACAAACTCTAAGAATACTTATTTCTATTATTTCGTGCAGTTGTGAATTTAATCCTGTGGTTTCTACATCGATAAATGCTAAAGGTTTTTTCATTATTTTTCCGATTTTGTTTGCAGCCTGAAAACATTCAGGCTATAATTAAGTATAACATAAAAGTTATGATTCAAACAGGATACTACAATGACACAAGAAGAGACGACAATGACACAAGAAATAAAAGACTTATTACACATGGACATGGACACATTTACAGATGAAGAACTCGAGGACGTAACGATATCAGCACAAATAAATGGTGTGACTTATTATATCGACACGATTTATTGTGACAGCATTGATATAATATTTGAAGCTATTGAAAAAGAAGACTGGGATACCGAGTAAACAGGAGACAAAGAAATGAGTAATGAAAATGTAGAAATAGTAATAGTACATTTTTGCAGTGGACAAACATCTGCATACTACAGACATGATCCAGAACTATTATGCATCCTTATACACGAGCATGATCATATAGAAGAAATTACCACAGCAGAACTGTACAACGTAAAGGACAAAAAAAATGAATCGTGACACAAAAACCTTTGCTCAGTGGTTGGATGATGTAATGCAAAAGAACAACATTAAACAAACCGACTTAGCAAAAGAACTATCGACAGAAGAACATACTGTGAATCGAAGTACTATCAATTTATGGTTATCCAACTCACGTCTTCCAAACGACATGATGCAGGAAAGGTTAGCTAAATACTTTTCTTCTTTGGGTGTTTTTGGTTATCATCCAATGATACGAGAAATAATATACAGAGTGCATGTCACAAAAATAAATAAAAAGAAATGATAAAAATCTTCTTATGTCAAGAGTACGTATGATAGTATACATCAAACCTATAGCATGCCCCAGACCTAGAGTAGCAAGAGGCCGGACCTACTATCCAATGCAGTACAAAAAGTGGATAAAGGAGATGAAAACCAGATTAAAAGATCTGAGTATCCCTTCCGGTCCGATTCATGTTGAATTGGTTTTTGTTGTGCAACGACCGAAAAGAATGAAAAAAGGGAATCGTGTTATACACAGCAAACGCCCAGACCTAGATAACATGATAAAAGCCGTCTTGGATGCTTTACCTATCAAAGACGATGCTGTTGTTCATTCCATCAAAGCACAAAAATTTTATGGGGCTACAGACGAAGATCCAAAAATAGAGATTATGATACGTAGTGCCGAAATTAAGAAGAGCCTCGAATAATTCTATATTCGAGGCTCATACAACACAATGCACAAAAACAGGAGATTTTATGCGCCTATACAATATAACCGCGTTTCCAAATATACGCCAACCAGACAATCAAATTAAACTTGCCTATTCTTGGGTTAATCTTTGTAGATTCTTGGGAAAACAAAGAAAACCAGTTGCAAAAATTAGACAGGGTGCATGGTCTCCAGCATCTTTTGACGGCAAAAGATCAAATACAAACGTCACTAGTCTGTCGTGTTTGGTACTGGATATTGATGATTCAATCACATTTGGACAGGCAAATGTAACTTTAATGGTTACAAATGTAAGAAGTTATTTGCATACTTCTGTCAGTCATGACAACAATAATGATCGTTTTCGGATAGTCATTCCAACAGCCGAAAAAATACCGGGCGATGAATGGACATACTATTATCTGGCTTTGGAATCTTGGTTTGATGAAACGTTCGGTGCCTTCGAAAACGCAACTTTTGACAGATCAGCCAAAGACGCAGCAAGAGCATATTACGTGGGTTATCACACAATGCACTTTGCAGAAGATTTTATCGAGGGTAAAATTTTAGATTGGAAGGGCCGAGCACAAGATGCAAAAGAAAAATATATGATAGAGATGGCCAAAAGAAGAAAAGAGCAAGAAGAAAGATTAGCTTTGGCAGAAAAGAAGAAACAAAATCTTGGTAAACATATTAGTGCTAGTGATCAAAGAAAATACATGTATGAGGCTTTGAGAAACGATTCATCTGAAAGAAGAAAATTCGCTCTTTGGTTAGGAGCAACCATTAAAGGCGGCGAGTCAGGAGAGCGTGCTGTTCTTTGGTCTTGTCCGAGATGCGGAAAGAATGACTGTACATTCTTCTATATCGATCCAACTCGCTATCCTTCTGCATACTGCAATCATCGGAATAACTGCAACTGGAAAGGCTCTGTAGGATACTTGGCCGAAATCAATTGTTATACATTATGAGTTTACGCCCTTTTTTCTCATATTATGGAAGCAAATATTCAATTATCGAAAAGTATCCAGCTCCAGAACATGAGACAATAATCGAACCATTCGCAGGCTCTGCACAATACGCAACCCGGTATCCATACAAGAAAGTGCATTTGTACGATTTAGACGAGAACATTGTGCAAGTTTGGGATTATTTAATCAATGTGTCAGAGTCTGAGATACTATCTCTTGACATGGACTTTTATCACATTGATGAATCAAGTCTGACGAGCACACAAAAAAAGCTTGTTGGATTCTGGATAAATAGTGCGTCAGCATTGCCCAAGAAGACAAAGACAAGTATGCATAAAACAAATACGCAAGACTGGAGAATAAGAGTATCTTGTCAATTGCAATATATTAGACACTGGAAAGTACATCTTTTATCATACGAGCAGATTGATAATGAATGTGCTACATGGTTTATCGATCCTCCATATATCGACAAGGGGAAGCACTACAGACGATCATCGAAAAATATAGACTTTGATAATCTTGCAGATTGGTGTAAAAATCGCAAAGGGCACTATATTGTCTGTGAAAATGCTAATGCAGATTGGCTTCCTTTTAAATCTTTGACGACATTCAAAAGCAACACAAACAAAAAAACAGAAGAGGCAATCTACACAAACATACAAGACAAACAACTATCATTATTTTAAAAAACACAGGAGACACAATGACCAATACACAAAGACTACACAACCAAGACGCGCGAATCGTCGCGCTGCAAAATCTTGGATTTGAATTACGCGTTAGGCGCACAGACTCAGGTGATAGAGTTTTAGGCAGCTTGTTTAACATTACTCAAATTTTAAGACATTATCCAACATACAAAAATAGGGCTCGTTATGATGATTTTGCAAATGTTGTTTGTTGGACCAATAACAATGTTGCGGAACGAATTAATGATTATCACATTGATTGTATTCGGCTTGATGCGGAGGATAGATGGGGCGTTTCTTTTACTTCGGATAAAGTTTGGAGTGCGGTTGAAATTGTTGCAAAAGAAAACTCATATAATGCAATTACAGATTATTTTGATTCCATTCGTGGACAATGGCAAAAGAAGAAAAAAAGAGCTCATAAATTTCTGATTGATTATTTGGGTGCACAAGACACAAAAATAAATAGAGCGTATTCCTTGCGTTTCTTGCTGTCTGTTGTTGCTCGTGCCTATGCTACCATAGATAAACCGGTGAAAGTGGATACAACGCTAGTACTGTACGGAGGACAAGGCATCGGGAAGAGTACAGCACTTGAGACTCTTTGCTTTTCGGATGCGCTCGGCTCTGCATATTTTGGAGACTCTGAACTTAGCATGGACAGATATAAAGAAGCGGTCCAGTCTATACAAGGAAAACTAATCTATGAAATTCAAGAGCTGGCGAGACGATCAAAATCTGTTGAAGTAGAAAAGGCATTCTTGACCCGAAAAATCGACGATGTTCGGCTCCCATACAAACGAGCAAATGAAAAGTTTGCACGTCGGACTGTTTTCGTTGCAACCACCAACAAGAAAAATGTCTTACATGATGCGACCGGCTCCCGTCGCTTTTGGTGTGTGGACCTTGGAAAGAAGAAGATTGACATTTCAAAGCTGAAAGAGGATGTGTCTTTGATCTGGTCAGAGGTCTTGTATTACTACGATAACAAAGAGCAGCACTATCTTACAGACGAAGAGGAGAGGCTGCGCGAGCAGAGCGCACAAGACTTTACTGATCCTCATCCTTTGACAGATGCAGTCTTGGACATTGCAGAACGACTGACAGCTCCAATAACGACAGCCAGAATTATAGAAGAGCTGTATACACCAAATGAAGTTTTAAACGCGCAGAATTACTACCAGAACAACAGCAAACAAAGTCACAGCGTTAAGCATCTAGAAAAATCTACGCGTCAAAATCAAAACATTATTAATGATATTCTTCAATCGAACGGCTACGAATATGGAAGAAAAAAATGTCCAGAACAGAAAAAACGTATTCGAGGTTGGTGGCCTGTTTGTAGTGAAAAAGTGGACGGGCCATCTGATGTCCACCAATAAATTGATTGAAAGCACAGGTTCAAAGCATGTTTTACTATAATGTACCAGAAAGCCCGGGCTTTCTCTATAAACTATATAATTACTTTTTCTCAGAAAGATTTGAAGAAAAAGAGTGGACTTCGTGGACGCACGTCGAAAAGGCACATACAACCTTGATTATCAAAAAGTAAGAAGGTGGCCCAAAGGTGGTCCAAAGGTGGACGCGTCCAATATTTGTACAAATAAATAAAAATAAAGTTTGCACATTGAAAACAAACGTGTCATAATGTTTACATGATGCAAACAAACAGGAGACAACATCATGGACTATGCACTACAACATTTCATTTCAGATTGCGCAATCAGACAACCAAGAAACGGCCATAGCTTTACAACACATGGAAAGACTTATCTAGTCAAATGTCATTATGGTTCATTCAGTGTTCCATTCATGAATGTTACATGTAAAGAGACAGGATTTAACAAAACAATCAATCTGAATCATGAACATTACAATAGAATGGTCGAAGCAATCATCGCAGACTACAACAACCAATAACAACAGGAGACAACATCATGAGATATTCAGATCAAAAAACTCGATACTTAGCACAAAAAGAAAACCCGGATTGCTTTGCCTTTTATGGTCGCGGAGGAAGTGAAGGCTTCATTTGTTTTTATTGTCAGCAGGCATTGAAAACTTGGAAAAACCAAAAATAACAACAGGAGACAACATCATGAAATATTTTATTATTATACAAAAAAACTATGAAATTATGAGCGTAGGAATTAGCAGAAAAGAAGCACTTCTAGATTTGTGTGAATGGACAGACTTCAATGATATAGAAGAAATTCCATATAAATTAAACTATAATTCATCAAATGATGGCGATTTGGTTTTGTTAGAATGTACAGAAGAATTGTATGCAAATGCAGTTCTAGGCGGTCAATTTTATGATGTAGAGAATAACATCGCAATCATTGATCACGATGCTGCTGAACACTATTCTAACGAGGAGTTATCATGAAATATAAAATTATTAATGCAGGAAAAGCAAAGCCAAGCACAAAAATAAAATGCTTGTTATACGGAGATACCGGGGCAGGAAAATCATTTTTGGCGGCAACATCTCCCAGACCATTATTTCTTTTGACTGAGATGAATGGTCAAGCATCGATAATGCACAGTAACCCTAAGGCAGACATAATACATATAGACAGTGCTTTGTTGTTGGCAGAGATATTACGCGACATATCAGACAACCCGAGCAATTGGAAACAATATGATACAATTGTCATTGATTCTTTTACGGAGATGCAAAGACTAATCAAGGATCAAATAACAAATAACGGAAAGAATCAAATGAAGTTGCAAGATTGGGGCAAACTTGCCGACAGCATGCGTAACTTGGCAAGACGCATCAGAAACTTGCAAAAAAATATTGTTGGAGTATGTCTTCTAGAATCAAGCATTGACGAAGCAACCGGGGAGAGACATTTAAAGCCGGCTTTTGATGGTAAAAAGACAGGAGGAGAGATTGCACAATATTTTAATTTTGTCGGCTTATTGTATACGCAGACAACAACCAAACAAGAAAATGGACACAAAGTCAATAGTGTTCATAGATGTTTGATGGTCGAAGGTCCATCAAGAATAATGTGTAAGCCTTGTTATCCTCTTGTTGGAATAATACACGAACCAAATTTGAAAGAAATATTTACATCAATAACAGGAGATTTAAAATGATAAATGTAAAAAAACTTGTTTATAGAGCTCTTCAAGGCGACGAAAGAGCGTACAGAAATTTAGTCATAAGATATGGGAAAACTACAACGAAAAACTTACTTTTAGCCGGGGCGAGACAATGCAATCAATAATTGAACTAGGACAACACGCCAGACCATTTGTTATTATCTTTATGTCAGTTGGATCATTGTTATCATTGCCTGTTTTATTGTCTCTTGTTTCAGGAAACAAAAATGATTAGATATAGCGGTTTCAAACGATGGTCCAGAGACGCAGCTTTTCACAGTGTATATTTACGTCATCCTGATCATCCAAAACCAGAATTTAGAGAAGCTCTTGAAAAAAAACCAGATGATTATAATTTTGAAATTGATACCAAAAAAATTGTAGAACAGACTGTCAAAAAATTAATCAAAGAAGATCCTTCTTTGCAACATAGAATCGTTGTTAAACATACAGTAAAATAAATGTTTTGTTATCAACGGTTCTTCTTTTTTTCTTTTTCTCTTTCGATTCTTCGAAGAGAAGCAGAAACCCAGCGACGACCTACAGAGCCTCCCCACAATCTCCATGCTCGAGCGGCTTTACTTGTTCTGTCTTGTCTTGCTTCCTTTTCTCCCGGAGACTCAGCATGACGCGCGAACCATGCACGCATAAGAATCATCTGCTGCTCGTCGATTGCTCCGCTTGCCAAACGTCGAGCCGTTCTCATACCAGTTCCAGGCACTCTCTTCTTCCCTTTATCCTTGTATGCTGCTCTTTGTGCCAACGGAAAAGATAAATTGTAATCAATCGCACTTTGTGCAATCTTTTGTATATTTATTGGTACTTTATATTTAGGCATATTCGTCTCTTAAGTTGCACTTTGTTTATCATATCGGTATAATTATATCATTAAACAGGAGAAAAAATGTACAAACCTATGCGAAAATCAAACGTAAAAAAAATGATAAACAACAAGAAAAAAAAGACGAACAAACCCAAACGAGGGCAGCGCACAGCAACAAATAAAAGAAGAACAAAAAAGTGAGCAGAGCGAAGAAGAACAGAAGCATTAATGAGAACAGAGCAATCAGCCAAAGAATCGACAAACTTAGGATGCAAGGGCTCAGTAAAGAGAGAGCAACGGCAGCAGCTTTCCGCATGTTTAAGGACGGAGAGTTATCCGTAAGAGTTGATAACGTCCGAGCAACCGGTAAGAAGTCGGCGCAAGATGTTGCCATTGAAAAAGCTGTCATCGCAGCAGCAACAAGACTACGACAGAAGGCAGAGCAAGACAAGAAAAGAATACAACGAGCTGAGATATTAGCACGTCGTGCCAAGCTCAAAGCCAAGAGGACAGGACAACCAGAGACAGCGCAGGAATTAGAGTCAAGATTGCGCACAGAACCTATTGCAAGGACGATCCCACGACTCAGACGCAGACAAATATAGTCCATGTGTCTAGCTACATACCCCCCGCACTGCGCGTAC